TGAGTGATGGGTTTGTAGTGACTCCATCAATTAACCCCGTCTCGTAAGCTGGTTGAATAAAAGAAACATCAGCCGTGTCCAAAAAAATCTTCATATACTATCTCCTATTGCGGATAAGCGTTATTTAATCCCCAAATAACAAACAATCCAATTGATCCAAATATGCAAATAGTGGAAAAAGTTAATTTAGTCATTATCCTCCCCCGCTTCTGAATCCAACTATATATCCGATAATTAATCCGCACATGAATGCTATTAAAAGGTAGAGTTCTCTTGAAACAAGATTAATAAACTCCACCCATTCCATATTCGTCATCGTCTTCATAAGTAGATGGTTCTTCAAAAAGTTCATTCATTTTTTGTTGTAGAACTCTTTCTTGTAATTCTTTTAAGTCTTCTTCTGTTAGAACAATCATTTATCTTTGAGTAGTTCTTCTATTCTTTTACGCATGTTTGTACTTTCCTGATTCATATAATCTCGGAGGGAGTAACCTCTTTGACCTTTTATAATACAGGTGCCTTGATAAAACATCGTGGCGGCAAATACTAAAAGGAAAACAATTCCAATTATTTCAAGGTAATGTTTAGCCATGGTAGTAGAGGAGGAATAACACCAACTAGTCGGAGAAGTCCTTCAGCAAATAAAGCAAGAACCACCCAACCAACACACATAGAAATAATGGAAGCATTCCTATTGTGCCTTCGTATAGCAGCATCAATCATCTCCTGAACTTCAGAACGACTTACTAATTCATCATGTTCTCTATCCATTTTTAACCTCCCTTAGATAACGGCGATACATATCCAAAGTTTGATTGTCACATTCATTTTTATCTGAAGGGGGATTCCATCCCTGACTCAAAGTAAAATCACAAAACTCATAAACATTCTGAGTAATTACGATTCCAACTCTAACTAAAGAACTAAGGAGGTATGCTCTTTTTTGAAAGCATTCATCTTTAAATCTCCAGTCATGAGTTGTAGTCATTTTTATCTCCAAGAAACTTTGCTAGAGGATCTTTTTTTGTTTTGACGATCTCACATGCCCTCTTATAAAACATATTATCCGTATTACCAGAGGCTTCAAAAGTAGCCTTGATCTTCACCCAATTCAAATAGGTGTGGTCGTCCATATGAATATTGAGTTGTACATAATTATATACTAATCACGGAAGCCTTAACGGCAACCTTATGTGTTCAACTCGTAACACTCATTAAGCAATAATTAAATTTGTAGTAATTCTAAACGGAAAGGAGAGGATTCGAACCTCCGGATGCTTTCACATCGACTGTTTTCAAGACAGTTGCCTTAAACCACTCGGCCACCTTTCCATACGGAGAATGTTGGATTCGAACCAACGGAGAAGCGTAAACTCCTCAAGAACTTAGCAGGTTCCCGCCTTAAACCACTCGGCCAATTCTCCTATCGGATTTCAAAATCCAGTTTACGAACTTTGCGAGCTCGTCTGGACTCTTGGAAAGCAAGTTCAGATGGACTGAACAGACTATCCTTTTTATTTTCCTTCAGTGAGTTTAACATAACTACCTGATTTAGGTCAACAGCAGTGATGGTGTCTCCCTTTACAAGTGTCATATTATCACATCCACAACATACTGATTTTGTTGGATGCGACTCCAACTCGGTGTTACACACCTTACATCTTACTTTTAACATTGTTCAATACCTTAAATTAATCTTCAGTTGTTTCTTCTTCAGTTTCTAGAATAATTTCTTCCTCAGTTTCTTCATTAGTTTCTTCATTAGTTTCTTCCTTTAATCCAGAAGATGACTCAAGATAAGATCTCAACATCCAAACAAACTTACCGTGGGACTCATTTAGATCATCTGCAAGATTTGAAGTTGCTCTGGACTTCTGAGCATCTGCTTCCTCAGCAACTTTAGTGAATAAATCACAAAGATCTTGATTTGATTTTAATAGATCTCTAGCCATTTTATGGCAATCTGTTGTACTTTGTCCCGTCTTTACTTTAGAAACTTCTACAACTCTTTCCAAACTGTTAAGTGGTTTTACATTCAAAAACCGCATGTGTTCAGAGATACGATCAATCTCTTCAAACATGGTTTCATACTGATCACCAAAAAGAGTGTGAAGTTGTGGAAAATCTTCCCCAACTACATTCCAATGATAGGCCCAAGTCTTATGGAACAAGACGAAAAGAGATGCCTGTGCATCACTCAATAGTTTAAAAAGTGTTTCCATTATACAGATACTTTTTCAAGTATTTATAAAGTGGGCGATGACGGGATCGAACCGCCGACATACTCGGTGTAAACGAGGCACTCTACCGCTGAGTTAATCGCCCAAAGAGCGGAATACCGGATTTGAACCGGTGACATCCAACTTGGAAGGATGGCGTTCTACCACTGAACTAATTCCGCATGAGACAATTATAAACTATATAGTCTTAATTGTCAAGTGTCGATGAAAGGACTTGAACCTTCATGGATTGCTCCACTGGAACCTAAACCCAGCGCGTATACCAATTCCGCCACATCGACAAATGAGTAGTGAGTGCCCACCACTCGCGGAAGACACTCTCCGCAACTGACGGGGGTGATCAAGTCCCCGACCTAAGAAAACTTAGGATTTAGTAAGGAAGACCCGAATATTTCCAGATCTTCCGACTGGGGCGGCAGGGATCGAACCTGCGACAAAACGGTTAACAGCCGTTTGTTCTACCGCTGAACTACGCCCCAATATTTGGAGGCGGGGGGTGGAGTTGAACCACCTACCTGAAGCTTATGAGACTTCTGTGCAACCGTTACACTTCCCCACGATGATGGATTAAGTGTGATGTACCTCATAAGGGCATAACAGGGACTTAACCTCTATCACTTTATATAGTAACAAACTTCGAAGAGTTTGTCAAGCGTCCTTTGAAAGATTCGAACTTCCGACACATAGGTTCGTAGCCTACTGCTCTATTCCACTGAGCTAAAAGGACAGGCGAAGGGTGAGAGATTTGAACTCCCATCGCAAGGTTTTGGAGACCTGCATCTTACCATTAGACCAACCCAACTGGCTGAGAAACTAGGACTCGAACCTAGATAAACTCCTTCAAAGGGAGGTGTCCTACCATTAGACGATTTCTCAATAGGAGTTCAGGGTGGGATTCGAACCCACGATGATAGAAGTTTTGCAGACTTCTGCATTCGACCACTCTGCCACCTGAACTAAGAGCCCAATGTCAGATTTGAACTGACGACCTATTGTTTACTAGACAATTGCTCTAGACCACTGAGCTAATCGGGCGGGGTGTCGTATGAGAATTGAACTCATCTGGGTGGTTCCACAAACCACTGCCTTACCACTAGGCTAACGACACAAGGCAGTGGGTAGAATTGAACTACCGACATAGAGGGTATGAATCTCTTGTTCTACCACTGAACTACACTGCCATAAAGGGGATAGTCATTCCCCTACCTTTATTCTCCTTGTTGGAATACTTGTCTCTAAAGATTGACTAGATCCTAAGACTTTCTTCCTCAGATGGACTAAGGCTCACCAGAGTGGAACCGACAAGATTTGAACTTGTGACCGCTCGGTTATCAGCCGAGTGCTCTACCACTGAGCTACGATTCCATCAAGGTAGGAGTCGATATCAACAACCTACCAGTTTCAGTTTTCGGACTGAAAAACCTATCACTAACCAACCGAAGTTTCATAACGGAGGAAGTGAATCTCCGTGACCATAAAGGTCAAGAGGGAACAATCGGATTTGAACCGATAACACCATGATCTTCAATCATGTGCTCTACCAATTGGAGCTATGTTCCCAAGTCCAGATGAAAGGATTTGAACCTCCGACTTCTCCGCCCCAAACGGAGTGCTCTACCAAACTGAGCTACACCTGGATATAGTCCTAACGGGATTTGAACCCGTGTCTTCACTGTGAAAGAGTGATGTCCTCACCACTAGACGATAGGACCAGATGGGAGGGGTATCCCACACGAAGTTACTTACGGATTACGCTTCGTAGCCTTATGAATCCTGCCATCATCCGATGGTGGTTAGAAATCCCTCCCCAATTCCAGTTATTACTACGACATTCTTCTGCAAACTGGCAACCTCTGAAGAATGCGTGGAGATTCGTACTGATGATCTCCAACGACCCATACGGGATTCGAACCCGTGATCTCCACCGTGACAGGGTGGCGTGATAAGCCTCTACACTAATGGGTCAAGGTGGGAGGAACAGGATTTGAACCTGTGAAGGCAGAGCCGTCTGATTTACAGTCAGATTCCTTTAACCACTCGGAAATCCTCCCAGATAGGTTAATTTGAGTTACGGCGCTGAGAAGCATCAGATCTCCCCCAAGAGTCCGTTTCAAAATAACCTAATGGGACATCTCGGATTCGAACCGAGGACTAACCGGTTAAAAGCCGGATACTCTACCGCTGAGTTAATGTCCCAAATAATATGGATAAATATTCAGTTGTCTATGTTCGGTGTGGTCTCTCTCGACCACTTGGCTAGAATACCACCGTTTGATCTCTGGGGGGAGGTTGGTGGACACTTAGGAAACTGTCACAGACAATAAAAAAGGGGAGGAAACTTTTGGTTTCTCTCCCCTTCTTTTGCTTTTATGAATTAAACATCTTACATATGTCTATTCATATCCGCAAACAGGGGAGCACCCTCGATATGCCAATAACGGCAATCAAGAATGGTAAACTGTTTGGGCATTGGATAAGACATTGTTTTCGACCTAAGTGTTTTTATTTATAAGACTTTTTTCTCAAAAAGTCAAGCGTCTCAGGCTGGATTCGAACCAGCGACCGACCGCTTAGAAGGCGGTTGCTCTATTCCACTGAGCTACTGAGACATGAGACAATCATACCATCAAAAGGTTGAATTGTCAACGGAGAAAGAGGGATTCGAACCCTCGGTGAAGTTACCCCCACACAGACTTTCCAGGTCTGCACCTTAAACCGCTCGGTCATCTCTCCATATTTAGAGTATAGAGTGGGGGAGGAGTATTGTCAACCCCTCCCTCCTATTCTATTGTATCAAACTTCTACCGTGATCAGTCGGTTGGCATAGTCATGTGCATACGAAGTACGGGCACCATGATGCCCCCAACCAATCCAACTATACGCATAGTCCATGTAACGATTGATGGATTTACCAGGAGTTTTCATCCTGTCCTCAATTCGTTGCCATTGAACCTCAGTCGTTAGATAACGAAGTTGCGTATGAAGTGATGATGGTGAACCACCATACTTCTTAGCAAAATCACCCAATCCATAATATCTGTTGGCAGATGTCCATTGAATCAGTCCGTAACCGCGTCCGCAGTTACTCCAACTGGTTCTGCTACCACCTTCACAAATGTTAGGAACAAAAGTTGATTCCTGACGAATATTACCCATGATGGTAGCAAGGGCGTTTCTGTCTTTAACACCACGATCCTGGAAGTATGCCAGGGTAGCATTCTCATGTTCATTACACCCTTTACAAATAAGCCTTTTCTCTTTTGGCTTTGGTAATGCAACCTCGCGGATTGCTGTCTTCTGACCATCAACAAGATCAAATTCCTTAATAACGGAAAAGGGCGCTTGTCCTGGGACAGGAGGAGGCGGCCCTTGCATCTTGTAACTCTGGAATGGCAGTGTTGCCGTTGTGGTTGTAACCGATGCCAGAAGGGGCAGGGCTACTGTAAAGAAATTTTGCATTAACTCCGATTGAACTCTACATCCGTATAGAAAGGGGGTACACCCTTTTCTCAAAGGGCACTTTCCACGGCTCTAATTGTCACTTCACTTTCTCATAATGAGAAACCCGACACTTTTGGTATCGGGTTGTAACATAATATCACATATTTAGTTGTTTGTCAATTATTCAGGATTCTGATACCAACATTGTTTCACGAAACTCCTCATAAACCGCACAGGCATTAAGATAATCACCCATCTCTGCGAGATAATGAAGACGATCAATAATACTATCTTTAAGGTTTTCAGCTTGATCAATCATTTGATGTTCCATGAAAGTAGTCCTTCCTGTAGTAACGACCGAGTACATTGCTATTGTAGTACTTCGGTTCCCCAGTGTCAAGGGCCTCTATCAAAACATTATTTAAGAACAATTGTCTGGTTTCTTCGTAGTTACATTGTCCTTTTGTTTTATGGAGGCTAAGTATTGTTCGTGCAAATGACTCTTTCCCCCAAAGGTTAACATCGACTTTGAGCTCAGGACAGGAGCCGTAATACTTTTTCCAATCGGACTCCGACTTAGCTTTTCTAGATTTTCCTCTTGGTGTGCGGAAAGACCAGAAATACTTTCGACCAATATAACTACGACCAGTTTTATTGCAGTGAATATGATAAACAAAACCAAAATGATCTTGAATATGATCAGACTCAAAAACCTCTCCATTGTAGAGCCAAGGGTTTT